ATTCCGACGTACCAACACTATCGCGGGAGTTATTGGAATCAAACGTCACCGATGAGGAAAATCACGACCTGGCACTTGGTTACATTGCCAATGCTTACGGGGTTGATGAAAAAGCTGAATCGGAAGCTATCAAACTCAGGGAAGCTTGGACTTCGCATCCTGATCATACGATCCTCAAAGCAATGGTTGCCGAACGTGCGATTTTCTTCGTTCTTTTACCATTCTTCCGCGCTAATGGTGACGCTGGAATGCGAACCGTAAGCGCAGATATAAGTAGAGATGAACAAATTCACGTTGCTGCCAATAGCATTGTTTGTCGGGAGCTGGGGCTTGATATCAGCCCTAGTCTTGATAAACTCCGCAAGGCAACTATCAATTGGGTAATGCAACCCCTAGGTATTAATACTACCGATAAATATTTAAATAAAAAATTTTGGCTGGATTCTAGTGATCGCTTGATGTATGAAGGCAAAGCTCCAGAGCTTTCTTTCACCAAAGCTGCACGGATGCCAGCATTCTTTGAACACTCGAATGTCAACCTCCCTCAGTACGCTTGAAGCTTTTGGAATGGAAGCTCGCGGTCTACTTAAACAGTTAGAAGAAACATTTCCACCTACAAACCCTGGACCTACTGATCCTTACGAATACATTATGTATCGCGCTGGACAACGTAGTGTCGTTGAATGGGTACAAGAAAATTTAGAGACTTAATATGGCACTTATTTCATTTGAAGATAATAGACCTGAATTTATTTTTAATGCTGATGAGCTTTCATCGCTTATGAATGATTTCAGGGGAGGTTATAAACATACAGAAAGTGTTATTGAAAAAAAAAAGCTTCCAAGAAAAAAAGACGTTGCTGGCGACTATTACTCAGACGAAGTTACTGCTGTACTAGATTACGACTACTACCGTGGCAATAAGTTATGGCGAAAGGTTGCGGATGAACTAGACATTGATATGTCTTCTGAAGACTTCAATACGGATCAGCTAGGTGAAATGTATGTATTTGCTTATAATCAAAATCAAGCGTATGAAAACCCTAGTTTTAATGATCCCGTTTTAGAGTTTCCTGAGTATCTAATTGATCATGACGATAATCCAGAGACTCCGGGAGTTGTACCTACAATGGATATTACATACACTAATAAATATACTGATGCAGAAAAAGCTAAAAAACATGCATTTGGTGGGCTTCAATATAAATTAGGAGAAAGTATGTCTTTGAATTATGAAGAACTAAGTGCTAATTATTCTCCTATGCCTTCTTCATCAGGTAATCCGGAAGACTCTAATTTTAATGGTAACACTAATTCTTTATATACTTAATCATGGTCGATTATTCTCTCGGTAATTCTAAAGAGTATTTTGGTCATGCTGATTACAAGCATGGCTTAGGTCAAGGTAAAACACCACAGGAGCTCCTAGATTTTATCAATAAAAATATGAAAATCCTCAGTCCTGGTGGATATAATCAGCCTGGTGGGGGTGGTCTTTATGATGAAATGGTTGCAGACGCCAGAAAAGATAAGCTTATGGCAGATATGTTTAAGGCACGGCCTCCTGTTCCTATTTACGAGGCTCCTACATATCAAGCACCTGTTATTCCTGATCCAAAAACATTAACTACTAAAGGTAGTGCTGTTGGTGGTGGGGCAAAGGGTGTAAAAATTAAACGTTCAAAAGCTTCCAAAGGAAATAAAAATACAAGAGGCACTCGCACACTCTCTAGATCACAACGTAATTCCTCAATGAAAATTAGTAATCTTAATCTCACATGAATGCAAAAAAACGCTATGACGGTTTATCCTCGCAGCGTTCCCAATTTCTAAACGTAGCAGAACAGGCAGGTAGACTTACCCTTCCTTATTTGGTTAGGGGAGAAGAAGATCCAACGGGTGGGATGAAGAATCTCAAGACACCTTGGCAATCAGTTGGCGCAAAGGGTGTAGTAACTCTTGCTAGTAAACTAATGCTTGCACTTCTTCCTCCACAAACTAGCTTCTTTAAGCTACAAATGGATGATCAAATGTTGGCAGAGTATGGTACTGATCCTGCACTTAAGTCAGAGTTAGATCTTTCTTTTGCAAAGATTGAGCGCACCATTCTAGAATCCATTGCAGCTTCTGATGATCGCGTTGTCGTTCATCAGGCACTTAAGCATTTGGTAGTGACTGGTAATGCTCTTATCTTTATGGGTAAAAAGAATCTAAAACTTTTTCCACTTAATCGCTACGTTATAGAACGTGATGGGAACGGAAACGTAATTGAAATTGTCACGAAAGAACGTATTAACAAGCTACTCATTAAAGATTTACTTCCAAAAGAAGAACCTAAATCAGTAGCTGAAGATTATAATAGTCACGATAAAGAATGTGACGTATACACACATGTCAAACGAGATAATAATCGTTTTATATGGCACCAGGAAATCTACGGAAAAATTATTCCTGGTTCACAGGGCAAGTCACCTTTAGAAACCAATCCTTGGATTGCTTTGCGATTCAATACGGTTGACTCTGAACCATATGGAAGAGGCAGAGTAGAAGAATTTATGGGTGACATCCAAGCAATGGAAGCCCTGTCTCAGGCACTTGTAGAAGGCTCTTCAGCTGCTGCAAAAGTAGTATTTACAGTTTCACCATCCAGTACAACAAAGCCAGCCACTTTGGCTGCTGCAGGTAATGGAGCAATCATTCAAGGAAGACCTGATGATATCGGAGTAGTGCAAGTGGGTAAGACAGCTGATTTTGCTACGGCATTTCAGATGGCTCAAACACTTGAACGTCGAATCTCTGAAGCATTCCTTATTCTTTCAGTACGTCAGTCAGAACGTACTACTGCTGAAGAAGTAAGGATGACACAGATGGAGTTAGAACAGCAGTTAGGAGGATTATTCAGTCTACTTACTGTTGACTTCTTAGTACCTTATCTTAATCGTAAACTTTCTGTCTTCCAACGTACTGGTGAGATTCCTAAGATTCCTAAGGGGATTGTCAAACCTACTATTGTTGCTGGCATTAATGCATTAGGACGTGGTCAAGACAGAGAAAGTCTTGGTCAATTTATGTCAACCATTGCACAGACTATTGGTCCTGAAGCGCTTATACGCTACATCAATCCGGAAGAAGTTATTAAGCGTCTCGCTGCTTCTCAAGGTATTGATGTCCTTAATCTTGTTAAGACACAGGAACAACTGCAACAAGAAATGCAGCAACAGATGCAACAAGAGCAAGGTATAGAACTTACTAAACAGGTTGGACAGCTCAGTGCTGTTGAGCAGAAGGCTGCTGAAGCACAGATGAATGCACCGGAGCAGCAACCACCACCACAATAATTAAATGACTACACTTACATATGATGGAGATGAATCAGCATCTGGTGAACTTTCTGCAGAAGAGCAAGACTCACTGCAGGTAGGCGAACAAATGATGGCAGAGCAAGAGTCTCTGCTTGCTGGTAAGTTTCAAAACCCTGAAGCTTTAGAACAAGCTTATCTAGAGCTTCAATCAAAATTAGGATCAGCCGCTAATAATTCTGAAGAACCTATAGCAGATGATCAAGATGAATCTATTGAATCTGATACCGAATTCTTAGATGCTCTTTGGGAGCAAGCAAGTTCAGATAGTTTTACTGATGAAACCTTGGAAACTCTTTCTGAGATGAACAGTACTGATCTTGCAAATATGTACCTTGAGTATCGACAAAACGTAGAGCAACAGTCAGATACACCTGAACTTTCAGACGAAGCTATCTCTTCTATTCATGAATCAGTGGGCGGCTCTAATGAATACGCAGCCATCATGAATTGGGCAAAGGATAATCTTTCAGAACAACAGATAGAAATGTACGACTCTGTTATGGATCGTGGAGACCCCGCATCTGCTTTCTTTGCTGCACAAGCTTTGCGCTATATGTTTACCGAAACTGAAGGTACTGATGGTCAAATGTTGACAGGTAATGCTTCCTTTGAGAACTCTGAAAGTTTCCGCAGCCAAGCTGAACTTGTTAATGCAATGAGTGATCCTCGCTACGACAATGACCCAGCTTATCGAAATGACGTTCTTAAAAAACTAGATCGTTCTGATATTAATTTTTAACCCACTAACTATTTAAACTAATGAAAATTCTTACACTTATTCCTGCAGCTATCTTTGCAACTACTCCTGCACTTGCTGGTCCTTATGTCAACATTGAAAATAATGCTGGTTTTACTGGTTCGAACTTTGGCGGACATGTAACAGACTTCCACCTTGGCTATGAAAGTAGTGCTGATTTTGGTTCGTACTATGTACAAGCCGGTCCTAGCATCTTTGCTCCTGATGGTGGTGAAGAAGAAACTAAACTGACTGGTAAGGTTGGCGGAGCTATTCAAGCAACTGATCGAGTCTCAGTATATGGTGAGTTGTCTGCAGCGTTTGATTATGAAAACAGCTACGGAACAAAAGTTGGAGTTAAATATAATTTCTGATGCAGAAAAAGAGAGTAGATCAAAAGGCATTCGATAGTAACTTTACTGCTCAATCCATGGATATTGGGCCAGGTCATAAGAAACAACAGCAAACTGAAAAGCTCTATAAAAAAGGTAAGAGCACTACAAATCCGTATGAGGGAAAAGAATTCCTTAAAAGGACTGGAGCACAGCTACCACCACTAGCCAAGAAAAAATCTAAAAAGAAATATGGTTAAGTGGGGTCTCATATTTGTTTTGTCTCTATGTATCTTTATAGAAGTAAAACATTATCTCTACTGGCAGTTTAAAGA